AATAATTCTCTTTGGTATCATGCTCATTACGTTGAGCCATATTGGGCAGCAGCATACACATTCCAGCAGCGCATTGGTGCCCACCTCTTCTATAGTCGCTCATGTCTGAAGAAACTAACATAATCATTCTTGATAAACTCATTGAATCTCGTCTGAAGAAAGAGAAAGAGCTTAAATATTATCAAGAAGAATTGATGGAACTACAAGAGAAGATGAAGATGCTTCAAATGGATATCGATGTAACGAATATCATCATTCGAATGATCAATGATGAAAATGTCGTCGATTTGAAAACATATTTGATTGGAAAAGTGAATGAATAACGTTGTAGAAGCAAAGACTTTCTGGACTTCAAAGGTCAATAAGATTATCCAAAATTTCGATTATGGTAAGATTACCATCGAAGAACTGGTTGATCAAATGTGCAATATGGGATATGATAGGAAGCAAGTCTGGGATTTGATTGAGAAGGGATAATAAAAATGGTTGATATGCAACATGAGGGTAGTCAATAATGACTTGTTTAGTGTTGGGGTTGGCTTTGTCTATGCATCTAGGATTAGCAAATGACTATAATCAAGTACATCCTTACGCTATGTGTGAAACAGATAATATTATTGTTGGTGTATACTATAATAGTTTAGATAGAACAAGTTTAGTAGGAGCATATAAGTTAAATATAAGTGAAGATTTAGTATTAGATTTTGGAATTGTTACTGGATATGAGTATGATGTTCTACCAATGATAAGATTAAGACATAAAAACTTTTTTGTAATGCCAGCATTAGAAAAAAATAGAGTTGGAATTGTATTTGGATTACAATTTAATTTTATTGAGAAGGGATAATAAAAAATGGTTTATTCTGCGGCTGAAGAGGCTGCACACAAAGAAGAAAGATATCATCGCCTGTATATGGACATTGCATATCGTGTTTCAGAAATGTCTCACGCAAAGCGCCGTAAGGTAGGTTGTGTAATCGTCAAAGATGAACGTATCATCTCTATGGGATGGAACGGTATGCCAACTGGAATGACAAACAATTGTGAAATTGATGAAAGTGATCAAATGTATGTTGGCACCACAAAGAGAGAGGTGCTGCACGCAGAAGCAAATGCTTTGATGAAACTAGCGAAGTATGGTTCATCGTCAAATGGAGCAACTCTATATACTACGACTTCGCCTTGTTTTGAATGTGCGAAGCTGATTTATCAAAGTGGTATTAAAAAATTAGTGTATTCTGAATTCTATACAGATCAGCAACCACTCACTTTTCTATATACTACACCCGGTTTTAATATTATACATTTGGAGAAATAAATGGGAAAAGGCAAGAAGAGTTCTGGAGTTCATTATACGTCTAAGGGTTTAGTGGGTGTGAATAAGAGCATTACAAAGGCGGTTAAACGTGAACGTAGTGAACTTGATAAGACGCTGAATGCTTGGAAGTCGTGGAAAAATGGTTCTCCCACACCTAAATCAATTCAAAAGGGTTTGGGCGTTACTGCTGCCACAACGCATCGTGATTGGATTAGGCGTGGCTGGAACATTAAAGATAAGGCTCCAGCAAATGCAGGGTAAATATATATTGCACTGTGATGTGGGTGACCCAGTTCGAGACCTTTTTTTAGAGGTAATGAAAAATAATAGACGACGATACGCCATCATATATAGTAAGCAAGATGATGGAAGTGCCGTTGTGACTTATAATGAAATTATCTTCGAAGAATATGAAGAATTCTTAGACCATGTGGAAGGAACAAGTGGAGGATATGATGGATTATTTGGATATTCTAGAGAAGCTACACAGTGATCGCTGTTGGGTTACCTTTAAGAAGGTAAACGGCGATATGCGAACGATGTGGTGTACTCTTCAAAAAGAGTATTTACCAGAGCAACAGGACATTGAAGAAGTTTTAGTTAAGCCAGAAGATGAGCCTAAATCGATTGCTGTATGGGACTTAGAGAAAGAGGCTTGGCGGTCTTTCCGTATTGAATCGATGGTTAAATTCGAGATCAACAGCTATTTACATCAAAGTGATTTTTCATGGTCGAAATCGTAGAAGGCAAACTCGTTCGCAATGAGACTAATGCGAGTGCGATGGGTGGAACTGAGATGATGGCAATTGGAATGCAACAACGCATTCCTCAAGAGTTGCTAAAGAACTTTCAGATTATCCACTCTCGCACTCGTGAATTACGAGATGATTTGAAAAAGATTCTTGTATGTCATGATCTAGCAGGAGACCCTGAAGTAGCCCATTTGAAAGATGGTGGCTATAAGAAGTATGATAAGCTGGTGTTCGTCTCTCAGTGGCAATTTCAACAGTATCATGATTTTCTGGGTGTGCCATACAATCACTCTCATATTCTCAAGAATGCTATTGAACCTATTGTTGAGCATAAGAAGCCGAATGATGGTAAGATTCGTATCATCTATCATACGACGCCTCATCGTGGGCTGGGTCTACTGTATCCTATCTTTGATGCTCTATCTAAACAGCATGATAACATTGAACTTGATGTGTATAGTTCGTTCAAGATTTATGGATGGGAGCAAAGAGATGAGCCATACAAGGCTCTGTTCGATCAACTCAAGCAACATCCGAAGATTCGCTATCATGGGTCAGTGTCTAATAAAGAGGTTAGAAAGGCGCTACAAAGCGCTCACATCTTCGCCTATCCGTCTATCTGGCAAGAGACTTCGTGCATTGCGTTGATTGAAGCCATGTCTGCTGGGTGTCTCTGTGTCCATCCAAACTATGCTGCTCTTCCTGAGACTGCTGCTAATATGACTACTATGTATCAGTGGGATGAGGATGTGCAGATTCACGCTAACAGAGCGCATAGGTATTTGGAGAGTGCTATAGAGCATATCAAAACATATGGTGTGTTAGATATGAATTTACAAATACACAATACAAACAACACTTTCAATTGGTCTCGCCGTCAAAAGGAATGGACGCAATTTTTATCATCTTTTTAGAAAAAGAGTTGACATTTGTTTCGATATGATATATATTAAGTATAGTAACAATGAAGGACAAGCAAGTGATTTTAGTTGATATGAATCAGGTGATGATTAGTAACGTCATGGTTCAAATTGGTAACCATCATAATGTCGAGTTTGAGGAAAGTCTCATTCGACACATGGTTCTCAATTCAATTCGCTCGTATCGTCAGAAGTTCGTCAAAGATTATGGAGAACTCGTTCTCTGTTTCGATGATAAGAACTACTGGCGACGAGACGTATTCCCATACTACAAAGCAAATCGCAAGAAGTCTCGTGAGTCTTCTGAACTCAATTGGAACGAACTGTTTCGTATCCTAAATCTTGTGCGAGATGAAATCAAAGAAGTTTTTCCATACAAAACAGTTCAGGTTGACCGTGCTGAAGCAGATGATGCAATCGGTACGCTGTGTCATAAGTTTGGCGTTGAATTGAACGCTGGCTCAACAGAAAAGATTTTGATTCTTTCTGCTGATAAAGACTTTATTCAACTGCACAAGTATGCTAATGTAACTCAATACGATCCTATTCGTAAGCGTTGGCTTCGTCATGCTAATCCTAATCAATACATAATGGAACACATTATGAAGGGTGATGCGGGTGATGGTGTGCCTAACATGCTATCAGCAGATGATTGCTTTGTTATGGGGTCTCGGCAGAAGCCAATGACTCGAAAGCGTATTGAGCAGTTCATGGACGAAATTGAAAACGACTGCTTTTCGAATGAGTATGTTCTTCGAGGGTATCAGCGCAACAAGGCAATGATTGACTTGTCTATGGTGCCTGAGTATATTCAAGAGCAAGTAATGACTAAATACAATGAAGAGAGCGGTGATCGCTCTAAACTCTTTAACTACTTCATTGAAAAACGATTGAAAAATCTTATTGAAAACATAGGTGAATTTTAAATGCAACTATCTATTTCGGAAATCTTAGACAAAGCATCTAAGATGAAATCCAAAGCCGAGAAAGTAAAATGGCTCAAGCAGAATGAAGCAAAGCCATTGAAGACAATCCTCAAAGCAATGTATTGTCCTTCTCTCAAATGCCTTTTACCTGAAGGCGCTCCCCCATATACACCATCAGAAGCAGTAGACGACCATGGTATGCTGTATAGAAATTCAAAGCGTATTCCATATTTCTATGAAGGCACTGGCACAAACGTCAAGCCGATGAAGAGAGAGCAGTTGTTTATTCAACTGCTTGAGACTGTCAACAAGAATGACGCACTTCTTCTTCTTGATATGAAAGATGGTAAGCATGTTAAGGGATTGACTGTAAAAACAATCAACGAAGCATTTTCAAATTTAATTGCAGAGGACAAGTAGACTAGAGATGGGTAAGACGTATCGTCGAGAGAAAAATGTTTGGGATGATAATCCAAATCGATTTGAGCGCAGAGCAACCGAGCGTAAGAATTCTCAAAAAATGAAAGAATATGCCTATCAAGAGAGGCGTAAACAGAAAAACAAAATTCGTGAAACGGAGCAATATGAAGAACTCTAAATTGATACTAACTGATTGTGATGGCGTACTACTTGACTGGTCGTATCGATTCTTCCAGTTTATGGATGAAAAAGGATATACGCTATCTGATGGCTATCAACACGTCTATGGTATCGATAAGATATTCGATGAAGTTGTTGATAAGGATGATGGTCGTAGACTTGTAACAGAGTTTAATGAGAGCGCATGGATTGGGTTTCTGCCCGCACTTAGAGATGCAGTGAAGTATGTAAAAAAGCTGAACGAAGAGCATGGATATATCTTCGGCGTGATTACATCACTCTCTACTAACTCATATGCTATATCCCTTCGTGAAGAAAACTTAGTGAGAATATTTGGAGAAAATGTTTTTGACTTCATCACTTGTATTGAAACAGGTGCTGATAAAGACGCTGAGTTGATGAAGTTTCAAGATTCAGAATGCTGGTGGATTGAAGATAAAGTAGAGAATGCAGAATGTGGGTTGAAATTTAACCTCAATCCAATTCTTATGCGACACACGCACAACGAAAGCCATATTAATTCAAATATGCGTATTGCAAGAAATTGGAAACAAATATATAACATTGTCACTGGAGAAGAATGATGCCTACATATTCATTTGAGCATATTGAATCTGGTGACACTATGACAACCTTTTGTACATGGGAGGAAGCACAAGAAGTTATTAAGGATGGTAGCTATAAAATGTTAGTCTCTGCACCTGCTATCGTATCAGGTACTGGTAGTGTTGCTGGTAGGATTGATAACGGGTTCAATGACGTTTT